CCAGTCCAGAGAACGTCAGTGGTAAGTCCACCGGTGGCTGCAGTTGTGTCCGGAAGCGTAACCTCCAGATAGGTCTTATACATCAGGTCGGCGTTGCGGTTGATCACAGCAACAACGCGCTGGCCATACTGGGGGGCGCCAGTAAAATTCACGCGAAATGCCTCCATGGCGAAGTTCGTGTGACGCTTGTAGAGCACCTTCCAGAAGGTGATGTGGGGGTTTCCCGTAATGTACGCATCCTGAGCACCATAAGCGACTAGTTGAAGAAGACCTCCACCCATTTATGTTTATTCTTTGCGAGGATATATTCTTCTGCGTTTGACACAATGAGGCACGGTGGTGCATTTATCGCACAAGGCGCGGACACCTGTGTCTATTCACCTCAAGTTGCGTGTGTTCCTGGAACTCAAACACCCGAGGTGCTCCCACCAGGTGACTACATCTCACGAGTTGTAAATAAGAAAACAGAGGACGGAGAAGAAGTTAGTAATCAAGTAGAAGTGAAAGAAGCCATTCGCCGAATTCAGGAAAAGTATCCAGATAAAGAGATCGAAAAGTTTTTCAATGTGGCAGTGGCAACATGCACCCCGTTGTTTAAGGATTCAGACATCCGTAGCATTCCCCGTTCTGCCGCCGATGTACCTAGAAGCTGCAGTGCTAATTATAATGAAATTAAAACTGCAGGACCGTATCCTGGAAAGGTCAATTTCATTACACTTCGTCAGAATGAAGATGTAGGTCGAAGCCAACGTCCGAAGGCCGAGATTCTTGCACAACTCAGGAAACTCTTCCATGCGGTTGCATATTTGAACAATGAGAATGTGATCCACACAGATGCTCACTTCAACAACATTGCATGGATGGGCGATCATATCGTCATGCACGACTGGGGACGTGCTGCAGTTGGTATCAAAGGATTTAAGAAATTTGTTGAGCGTTGGGAGCTTCGGTATCAGGCTGCTCGCGAACGGCACTCGTACTATCCACAGTTCAAGGGGCCCTGCGACATCATGGAAACGTGTCCGATCAAGCTGAACGATAACTCAACAAGCCACCGATTTATGAAGTTCTATGATGTGGCATCTTTGGCTGCAGGGGCAAAACGGCAGGACCTTCTTAGTACTGCTGTTGTGAAGACATTTGGAAGTACTATGGCGACCATGTGGAAGGACAAAACAGTCCCGACAAATCAGATGATGGACAAGATTCATCAAGCGATTGATGTCATGTTTGACACAAATGTGCCACCGGCTACTATTCCTGCGACTTTGGCTGCCCCGCCCGTTCCCGAGCCTGTCTCCGAAGTGTCTAAAAACTCTTCAGCTCAATTGTGGGAAGATTGGTTTGGATCTAATAAATGGAAAAAGGTAAGCTTAGGACTTCGTGATAAGCCTGGTGAAACTAAGATCATTGCTCGTGTTTTTAAAACACGTGGTCAGTGGGCGTTGTTTGAAGTTGATGCGACTGCAGAGGAAAAGCTAATGGCAGCTAGGTACCCAATCGCTGGAGAAGTACCGCAGGGTCGGGCGTCAGCGATCATGTTAATTGGGTATGCCACGAGCGGCTACGAGCTGTACATTCCAACGAATTTTCTTGGACACAAGGTCATTGTTGAAGATCCGCCGATTTCTAACTATTCGCTTTCTCCAGACTCTGATCCAGCCCCTGTACGCGCCGGTGCTCGAAAACTCAACCAAACACAACGGTTCTGCAAATGCATCAAGAAGGTTCGCAAGACAGTGAAGAATGAAAAAGGTCCGATTGCGATTTGTGTTAGTTCTGTTTTGCAGACAAGGGGCCGAACTCTCAAGCGGTTCACGTGTGGGCGGAAGGGAAGGGTCATTACGCAGAAGGCAAAGCATTGAGCTTCTCAAGTGCCTTCTTAGCTGCCATCTGTTCTGCCTTTTTACGAGTTGTGCCTTCACCAAACTCTATGTTATTGCCCTTGAGAACAATGCACACCCGAATCCGACCATCATCGTAAGGATCTAGCATTGTATAGGTTGGAGTGCAACCGTATTCTCGCTGGCAATACTTTTGGTAAATGTCCTTGTAGTTTGTAATCGTAGTCACAACATCCTGAATGTCTAGATAGGCTTCCAGGACGGTCGTGACGAATGGATAGACAATGTTGAATCGGTTTCCACAATCGGTCCATAATGCACCAATGAACGCCTCAAAGATATCACCCAGCTTCTGAATGTTCTTACGTCCATTGATTGCAACGGACTCCTCGTTATGGCGAGAGATCACATAATAGGTATCCAATCCAACCTTTTGACACAAAGCACCAATCCGTTCATTGTTCACCAGCTCCTTACGAGCATCGGTAAGGAATCCCTGCTTCTTCTCAGGATACTTACGACGCAGATAGGTAGCTACACAGACTCCCAACACTGAGTCGCCTTCAAACTCTAGACATTCATACGACTCATCTTGCAAGGGCATTACGCCAGATGGACACGGAGCAAGAGACGCCGGTCGTCCATCAGGAGTGGTATAATCAGATCGCTTGACATAGGTTGTATGAACCATTGCAGTCTGGAAGATCTTCTGGTTTGAAATCCGGTAGTGTGGTAGTCCGTGACGATGGAGAATGCGGTGAATGTCCTTTTCAGTGAAGAACCGATTCCGAGGATTATAAGGTGAGTATACATCGCTCATTTGATTTAGGTGTTATTTCCAATCTTTTATCCGTTTTCTTACACAATGGGAAAGGCTCAGTCGATGATGTACACGGCCTTGCCGGATGCACCTCCTAAAGTTCATCCAGGCGGATTCATTGATGTATCCACCGTGCGGTATCGCAGTCCCTGGAAGCGAGACATGGCAATTGGATTTGTTTTCTTCAACCCTGCAAGGTCCAAGCGTATGTTGATGAACTACTTCTACACAATTGAAAAGCTAAAACTTGCAAAAATTCCATATTACACTCTTGAGTTGGTCTTCTACAAGAGCGAGCCGGAGATCAAGGATGCATTTCATGTATATGGTAAGTCCCATATGTTTCACAAGGAGAGGTTATGCACTCTTCTAGAAGGGATGATCCCGTGGTATTACTCCAAGGTGATGTTCATGGATGCAGACATCATCTTTGGTAATCCAGACTGGTATTCTGAGGTCTCTGGAGCTCTGAATGATAACGATGTTATTCAACCCTTTACCACTGCAGTCTGGATGGATCTGACATATACGAATATCATGCAGGTTCGAGAGTCTGTCATCTATATGGATAAGAAAAAGACCTTTGATCACAAGCTTCATCCTGGGTTTGCGTGGGCATTCACTCGCAAGTGGTTCCGCAAGGTTGGATTCTTTGAGTACGGGATCACAGGTAGTGGAGACACACTGTCGGCCGCTGCATGGCTATCTATCAAGTTTCCAAGTACATACCTCAAGCCCGCTCTGGTTCCGGCATACGAGGAGTTCGATAAACAGCCTAAGCCTAGAATCAGTTGCACATCCGGAGCCGTATACCACCTCTATCACGGAACTCACGTCAATCGCAAATATGTTGACCGTCACGCCATTCTCGATGGTATCAAGGATGTTCGCAAGATTATTCGTCCGAACTGGAGTGGCGTCTGGGAGTTCAGTGTTCGTGATTTGTCCGACAAGCTCCTAAAGTACTTCGTCGAGCGGGTGGATGATAGCACTTAAGTTTTCTTAAATGCAAATCCGGCAAGGCGATCACGTATAGGATTCTCAGAGACAATCTCCGGCTCAAAGGGTACTTCGGGTCCCTCAACCCACATTTCACCATCAATCATATCAAACAAAACACGGATATTCTTTAGAGGAACAACAAAGAACTCGCGTTTAGGATGGATTCTCTTACCAAATGACGCCAAAGCTCTATGTAACTTTTGCTCCTTATCTCTGGCATCAATTACCTTCTTTGCGAATTCAAGTTTGAAGTATGGAAGCGACCAAGTATCGCTATTTGCTTGTCTTAATCTTTCAGGTGGCGTCTTATCGGTAAAACCGACCTTATATGTATCTGGAGCCATTGTTGAATTTGATATAACATAAATGTAACCTTCTGTCATTATTAATTCTACCGCACCGTATCTAGTAAATACATTATAGGCTAATCACTTAAAAATATTGTGTTAGTGATATTCATATCACGTTGATGGTGAAGCCTTTGTCTACTCTGGCTACTCGTCTGTTGAGCACAAATGGTTCGCTCGTGTGTAATCTTACGCGTATCCAGAGTGGGTTTCTCCCACGTGAAAACCTGGACCAAGCAAAACGTCATCTAGCAGATATTCAGCGAACACTTCATGAGATCGAGATAACTCTCAATCCTTCTTCACAACCTTCAGCTCAAATCCGTAATCAGTCTCCACCATCTTTGCCTCTTGGCGTTTAACAATCTCATTCATAATCTCCTCAGCTCGCTGAGGCATAAGTTCATCCAAATACATCTTCAATTCTTTCTTGGAGAGCGTCCAACCCTTCTTCCATTGGTTTGGACGTTTGACCGCAAAGACCATTCCGGAGCTCGATAGATTAATCTTATCGGGGAGTGGTTCACGGGAAGTTGCGTAGAGAGCTGCGAGATCCAGTTCAATTGTGCGACGGTCATCGCGAAGCTCGGAAGCAGCCGCATTAACATCATTGAGTCGGCGAGTAACATCTGCATAGGCGGAGAGAACAGGTTTAAGGGCATCCATTGTGACTTGCTCTTTCCTGGTTTAAAAGTATCCGTTTTATACCAAGGAATGTCCTGGCTTGACACAGAGGAGATTGAGCGTCTCCGAACAGTTTACAATAAAGAACATCCAAAGGAAGATCCCGTTAAAAAGGGAACATCGGAAGAAATGTGGACAAATCTTCAACATCGTCTTCATGATAAATGCACAACCGGATCTGCTGAATGCATTGTGACCTCTCTGATGCAACGGCCTCGTGCTCCAAAACAATGGGCGATCAATCGATACGAGTGGTTATCATCAGATGACATTGATCACGTGGAGAAGAACTATATGGAGGTTTTTCCCAAGTACTTCTTTGTTGGATGCATTCCAATTGACTTCGATTTGAAGTCCGAAACACAAGAGTGTATTGTAAGCGCCCTCTGCAGTATGAAGCTTCCAGAACTGGCCAAAAAGGGTCATGAACAAATTGGTATTGTATTTAATACGGATCCCCACGATGGTCCTGGCTCACACTGGATTGCTCTGTTTTGTGATATCCGAGAGGAGCTTGAATATCCTCGAATCACATATTTTGACTCGTATGCGCACCAGCCTGAACCCGAGATCAAGGTTTTGATGCGACGCTGGAAAGAACAGTGGGACAAGACCGGCAAACATAAGCAGGGTATGAAAATGACCTTTAACGCCACTCGTCATCAGTTCAAGGATTCAGAGTGTGGAATGTACTGCTTATATTTTCATCATTGCTGTCTTATGGAAATTCCGATGGAAGAGCGGATCCCCGATGAGGTCGTGAATGCCTTTCGTGGA